CGATCCGCAGGATTATTTACATACCCGCCTTCGCGTTTAATCAGATCTTCAAGATATTGATCAATATTCATTTCAGTTTCCTTTAGATGTAAAAAACCGCCTTTCGGCGGTATTAACTGTTCTCAATGTCTTTTCTGGCTTTCTTAACTTCTTTGAGTACTTCGACAATCGTCTTACCTTCCTGCTTATCAATGAAATTAAATGTCCACCGGACCAAAGCCCAGCCGGGAATGCCGCTAATAAAAAAGAATCCACCAAGGGCCATCATTCCCCAAATATCAGATACCCATTCATGAAGCCCCCACTTCACAATAATGAATGAGCCACCAGCTAAACTTGATACGACTGTACAGATTAGCCCTACAGCCCATTCTTGCGGCGAACGAGGCATACGCGTCATTAATACCACTGCTGCAACGAGCCCCACTGCCAATGCCACCATAATTGCAGCCCCATAAAATTTTAATAGTGCTGTTAAACCGCTTGTAGAAACTGGTTCCATGCCTTTTTACTCCAGAAGTAGGCAAAAAAAAGCACCCGTTTGGGTGCTAAGTAAATAATTTGTTATCTAAGTATTATGTCCAGCTTTTAGAAATTGTCTGAATTTCGTCATTAGATAAAGTCTTATTAAAAATTGCAATTTTAGTGATAATACAGTTACCGCCTTGCATCACTGAAGGCGTAGCAATATTCTCAGCTAATCGAATTCGTTTAACCTTATTCAAATTCACAGCTGCAGCAACTTCATAAATTTTTCCACCGGCAATACATCCCTTAAAACCTAGTTCATTAACAAAGAATGCTTGTGTAATCGGTTGATTCAATGCTGTCTGATTTGATATCTCACCCGAGCTAGCTTGGCTTGTAGAATCAGACTTATATGTGGAAACACAGCGGTTACCGACATAACCCCGAGCATCTTTGTTTAAACCGAGTCCCGCAACTAAAGTATCTGTTTCCAAGACAATACGGTTTTCATTATATTGAACACGATCATCTTTTGTATTATTAACGGGTACTGATTGAACAACAACGGTAAGCCCTTTATTGGTGTCAATTAACTCTGTGATTAGGCTGGGGTTAATTTCAACTCTATCAAAACCAGAAGGTGGCTTACTCGCAGTTGTAGTAATTGGCGTATGAACTGTTGCAAAGCCTGCACAACGCACAACTTGAGCATGTGACAAAGTTCCAACCACTTCTACATTCAAAGTTACTTCAACATTTTGAGCTTGCGGCACAATAGTTGCAGGTGTCTGCTCTGTAATGGTTACTGGTGTTACACCATTTCCAGTAATCTTAAGTGAACCACTTCCAATGCATGAGGCAACAATTGTTGAACCAGCGGGAATATTTGCAATTGTCTGGGTCGCCGGTGCCGAGCTATTTAAGAACCAGTTTGTTTGTTCAGATTCAACTAATAAGCCAAAAAATGAACCAAAAGCATTTGTTACCCCCCAATGCCGAAGCTGATTTGCCGCTGCAATATAGGACTTGGTTCCGAACTGATCCATTGTCATAGGCTTTGTTGCGAGGTTTTTATTTGAAGTACAAATCAAAGCATCTGCTTCATTAATATTTGTACGAACACCAGCTGTATTTTTTTTAACAAATTCATTTTTAGCAAAATCGAGAAATAAGCACCAGTCTTGTGAGCCTTTAATTCCATTCACATTACCAAGTGATAATTTTGTTTTTTGATTTGAAGTAATTACTAAAGTCATGATTATTTCTCCACGAAATTTACATCGATAAAAGGTGTAGGCTGTACAAAAAGTTTGTAGCGATATTTAGGGTCAGTTGGAGAGCTGTCAGAAGTCCATAAATAAACTAAGCGCAACTGATTGTTATCATTGAACTGAGGCAAGAAAGTTGCTTTGTAGACACCGCTATAATCTGCCGTATTCCAAAAATCTGATGCCCAACTAAAGTTATGAAAATCTGAGGAAATACCAATAAAAAATCCGCGATTTTTGCTTGATGGCGACCATATACGGTCATGAACAACAATAATTTGTTTGTCTCCTACAAACTTAATGTCGACATGCCAAGGGGCTTTGTCTGCGGGTGCGGCGATAACGCCAACCAACACCCAATCATTTTTTGCTGTTTTGCTTGTATAGTGTCTGATACCGTTATCAACACCATACAAGTGATAAGTTTCTGTTTTGACGTCATAAATAACTGCTGGAGCAACTAACGGAAACTTATCATTTAAGACTTCACGGTCAGACCATGTTTTTCCGTCTTTTGTACGTCGAATAAATAGTTTCTCATGTGATTCATTAGGAGCTACACCGTCTGTATCTGCCCAGTATGTTCTGAAAACCATACATAATTCGCCAGTTTTCACATCATAAAAGGTAAAAACATCTGAGTTATAAACAGTGCCGTGCTCCCATGTATATGAATCAGGCTCATCAATTAAACCTGTGATTAGGTCAAATTTTTGAAGGTCATTAGATCCAAGTAAAAAAGGGTTTTCTTCAGCCAAGGCACCATTGGTATAACCAGTGATAGAGACAATATAGCGATACCCCATAAACTTATTCGGGAACTCTAAAATCTGAGGGTGAACAACGCCCCGATCATCGCCATAAGGGGTTTTAACGGGGATATAATTTCCCCATGTACTGATTTTTGCTTGATCAAGCCATGTATCGGAAATTGAAAAATTTTGCTCAAAGCTATGTAAAGGAACTGGTGCAAGCAAACCTGAATTTTGGGTATTACGGAAAAAACTCAAAAGCCTTTCGGCTTTTGGAATGAATGTGTCTCTATAAGAATAGTTCGTTAGATTACTTGTATCAGTTAATGAAAGGCCGCTCTCAGCTTTGCTGTTGATTGCTGTGACTAAATCAGTATCTAATCCCGCAAACCAAAACTTGGTGTTCTTATCAACCTTGTAATACTCTTCACCATCCGGATCTCGCTTAACTTCAATGTCAGTACCCGTTTCATAACGAGTTCGTTCATAGATTTCAGTGACAAGATCTTTTGCTAATCCTGCGAAATAAAACTTAGTATCTTTGTCGATCTTAAAATACTCTTCTCCATCCGGATCTCGCTTAACTTCAATATCAGTACCAGTTTCATATCGAGTCCGTTCATATAACTCTGTAACTAAATCCTTTGGTAATCCCGCAAACCAAAACTTAGTATTTTCATCAACCTTGTAATATTCCTCACCGTCTGGATCTCTCTTAACTTCAATGTCTGACCCGTCTTCATAACGTGTGCGTTCATAGATTTCAGTGACAAGATCTTTTGCTAATCCTGCGAACCAAAAACGGGTGTCTTTATCAACATGATAAAAAGCTTCGCCATCTTTATCTACTTGCTTGATGAGTGACCCATCACCGTTATTTTGAAGAAATAAGACCTTTAAAAGATAGTTTGCAAGTGCTTGATATAATTCACGACTAATACCATTGGCTTCTAAAAACTTTTCATCAGTAAACTCTTTGGCCTGATCAAGCTCACTTAAACCAGTACTTACCCAATAATTGCCATCTGGTGCACCTTCTGGTTTATCCCAAAACCAAATTTTCTTTGTATCTTCTGCTTTACCATATTTTTTAGATACAGTTGGCCGGCTTGCTAATAGTGCAGCTTCAGTTTTAAAGCCTTCCATGAGCCCAGCTTTAATGACTTGTTGAATGGCTTCTTGTGAACTTAGATCAAATTCACCCAAAGCATTAGTCACATTATTTAAAGCTGAATCCACATCGGTTTGCATTGATGATAGATCATCAATGATTTCATCAATTTTTGTGGCATCGACTTTGCCATCTAAAAGGCCCAAAACCTTTCTTAATATAGCCAATATATCAGAGGCATTATTGATATTAGCTAATACCGCATTCCAGTTTGTTGCCATCTTTTAGGATCTCCACGCAACAAAAAACCGCCTTTCGGCGGTCATATAAATTCTTAAATTCAGTTAGTAATAAACAACTACTGTGCTAATTTTTGGCGAGTTTGGACCTTGTGTATTGTCACCACCAAATGCCCCAACTAATCGGAATTTTGTAGTTGTTCGAGCAAAGTCTTCACTTTCGTTTAAGCTCACTGCAGCAGTACCACTCGCGGATCCTGTGCAAACAACTCCATAATTATTATCTGGAGCTTCTGCAGATAAAGTGAACTCAATAACACCAGTGCTAATATTTGATACCGAAGCAAAACCACGGCTCTTAACTAATTCATAGGTAGAACCAGTTAAGCGAATTACTGCTATGGCTTTCTCGCCTAATGTAGCTCCACCTATAGTATTAATTTCAATATTACCGGTGCCATCAAAAGAGGCGTTACCCTGCACAACGCCAGTAATCTTAATATCCCTAGCATTCTTAAGCTTTGTTGCTGTATCTGCATTTCCTGAAGTATCTTGATTGCCCTTCTTGTTGACTCCAGCTAGATCAATATCGGCTGTACCATCGAAAGAAATGCCGCCAATTTTTCGTGCTGTGGCCAGCTTTGTAGCTGAAGCTGAAGTAGCGTCTTTATCTAATTTGCCATCGATAATTTCATTGATCTTTTTAGTTATGTAATTTAACAACCAGTTAAACCACTGCCGAGCTGGCTGCAAGCGTGAAGGAAAACCTTTTTCTAGCTCCAACCCTTCAGTATTACTACTGTTTTCATCTGCCAGCTTTGCAAACTCAGATAATTTTTCAATAGTCATCTTCGCCCTCGAAAATCAACCTCACACCAGACGGTAGAGGGAACATTAATTTAACTAACTCTCTTTCAAAGACTTCGTAACTAGATAGAAATGTAAAAGTTACGGTCATGTCTTGGTTGTCTTTAAACTTGAATGGTTTATCGATAATTAGAGAAATAATTTCTTTTGCAGATAGTTCTGAACAATCACTTTTGTTCAATAAAATCTTGGCCTTTACAACCTGCTTAAATAGTTGCGGTGACATTTTTAAAGCGGTATAGCCGCTCATACCCGACTCACGCCAAAACCCCGCCTTGAATGTTGGGTCGTCGATTTCTCGCCAGGGCAAAGCTGCTGGTTGACCATGAAAGCCAAAGTAAGGAACCGGCACAGAATTGGGTATCGAGTTTGGTGCACCAACCCAATCAGCAATTATCTGCAGTTGATCGCCTCTTGCGGTCTCAAGATTAAACTTACTTTCCAGACTGTTGAGACATTCAAGACAATCAATTAAAGGATTAATTGATGTCTCAACTGTCTCTCTAAATTTCGGCTTGTCTCGATGCTGGCTGGTAAGCAGAGCTATATATTTACTTGCATCCACTAGAACCCCCCAGAAGTATTGATTTCAATATTGTCTGAGTCGCAATAAGCAACCTCATTAAATGCGAGGCTGTAATTACCTACTATCGGAACACCATCAGCAATGATTTCAATTGAATCAATTTGATAAGATTCAGAATCAAGATTTCCAAACAAACCCGCAGGTATATAAAGTTTATTAACCATGATCCGATCACCAATATCGAGCTGGTTCACGTAATCCGCCAAGTTATCTTTAATATTATTTTCGATCTCTTTGGTGTATTCAGAAGAACCCATGACATTTAACTTAAAACCGATACTGACTATATTTGGTCGATAAATCGCGACGATTTCCTCATCACCAAAAGCATTAATTACCGTCACATTTACATTGCCGTACCATCCGCACCCCAAACTCTTTTTGGCCCGCATAATGCCAGCAATTTCGTTAGCATCTCCCCCAGCAACAACTACGCATAAATGATGAGCTGGAATACCAAGATTGTTTATAGAGTCATGGTCATTTTCATACGTCTTACAACGCGAAACACCAGCTAAACTAAAAATACCGCCTTTGATACTGTCAGTTTTTGACTGCGAAGGAATGGCCACCGAAAGTGCCTGGCGTTGTCTTAGCTTTTCATCTGATTCAACCGGCATGCCTAGCGATGATGTAGCAGGGTTATTCACTCCTTTCCAGCCGCGTGTAGGCTTACCAATAATAGTAACGGTATTACTCATTGCCAGAATCGCACCAGGCTTTTTAGCTTTAGCCGTAATAACTACCATGCCAGATTCTGGAATAGTGACTAAATCGGGAAACATCCATTGAGTACCGTTGCGATCGAGTGCATAGCCTTTAGCAATCTCAGTACCTGGTGAACCAGAAATCTCTAAATCTACAGTAGAGAAAGTTGGAATCTGTCGGCTAATGCCATTAATGGCCACATTCCTAGAAAGCGCATCTTTCCTAGCTGTTTTAGGTGAGAATGAAGAATAAACATCTACGAGTACTGCGTTTACATCTGCTATCGCGCGTGAAAACACACCAAGCAACTGACCATCTTGGCTGTCATTTTCCAAGTAGGCATCTTCTCCATATATTTCTTTGTACTTGGTTTTGAAGTAGTCAACGATTTCATAATATGTGGGTGCAATCGGACCAGCATCAGTAATAACCGGTGCAACTGTCGTCAAAGTCATGTAGTAATGCCCTCGTTAATAAATGCTTCGCCATAGATCGTATTGACCACCATAGTCACTGATAAATGTCGAGTTTCAGGATCGAGCGAACTTTGAAAATCGACAACGCTGCTTACGCCTGGTGTCTCTAAAACCCTTTGTCTAAGTGTTAGCTCATAAAGGTTTTTAGAATGTTTCCCCACGATTGACTGATTCCAGCCCGTCCCATCGGAGGTATCTGCAAACCATTCACCAAGCCAAAGCTTTAAACGAGACAAGATTGCTTGCGCGACTGTCTCCGGAGAATTCACAAGAAAGTCATTCTTGCCAGATCCAAAAACATAGTCGCCATCATTTGAAAGTTTTCTATAGCGCATAAAAAAAGACGCTTTCGCGCCCCTCATTTTGATTTCTATTGTTTTGGTGGACCTGAATCATCAGGACCAGATCTAACACCGGTTGTAATATGACTAATGAGGCTTACAGTCTTCGCCACAACATCTTCAAGAGATTTAATTAAGCCTTTTACCGTCAATGTCTTTTCTATTTCCACATCACAATGAAAAACAGCTTTCTGACCAATGAAGTTAATAATTCCACCTGGTGTAATTTGGATCTTAGTTGCGTTGTCATCGGACCTAATCTCCAGATTTTCTGTAGAAATGTTTTTAATCTTTTTGGCTTGAGATTGTGGTTTAAAATACGCAAAGCCATCGGATAAATCGTGGTGCCGGGTATCAAAAGGGTTTTGAACCCCGCCAGATTGCCACCAGAGGTCTATATTGCGTGAAGAGAAGCTAACTACACATTCATCCTTTACATGGATAGGATGAGTAATTGTGAAGCCACCAGCACAAGGGAACATCACTGGAACATCTTGCAGTATTGGGATTTCAATCATCTTGATACTGCCTTCAGGAGTTCGCACCGGCACACGAATTAAAGGCTTTACTTCTACAGTTACAGCATCCGGATCATAACTGACCACTTCACAAGGCAGGTTAGTCCAAATTGCCAAAATCTCTTCGCTAACCGCATCTTTAATAATATTTAGAAGATCCGGTGCACGTTCATTGTTTGTTAATGCCATTAGTTGCCATCCTGCTCTGGAGTCCAGCTATCATCTACAGCATTTATTGTGATACCGCTTTTTGGAACGACTGAGCCAAGCGCTGTACATACCATAGTTGTATACCATTCATCTGCGCGCGTATCGCCACTATGTTCGATTGCCTGGATAACAAAAATACCCTGGGCATTCGTGGCAAGCTTGGGAGTCTTTTGCGGCTGGTCTACCTGTTGGCCACCGTATGAAATATCAAAATTCTCTGACTGCAAATTTGTCAGATCTATTTGAATACGATCTTTACGCTTCAACTTTGGATTAAGTAAGCACTTAACTACTAATCCTTCACTGGTGAGCTGAGGCATTCCCACCATGCCGGTGTTTGCTGTTAATACAAACATAGGTTGAATTGAGTATTTATCCAACTCAGTAGAAGTTAAAACGCCGTCTGAGTAGTCGTAAGTAACATTGTTCTCTTTACCAATCTTTTCGATATAACCATGCAAACTTCCAAAAAGAATACGTCCACGTGGATATTTTTGATCACTCAGTGCAGCAATTTCCCCCACATCAATACCGTACTTTTTAACCTCTTCTTCGATTAATTCGCTTAATCCATGGATAGGAGTGCCAGCTGGTACAGATTGATTAATTACAGCCCCATTACGCACCTGGTCGCCTGATATGGCCAAGACACATAAATAAGTATCTACGGCGCTATAACGTCCACGTTTAAATTGGAAAACACTACCTTTAAAAATAACCTCAGGCTCGTCATTGTCATAACTACATGCGAGGATAACTTGGGTATTTTTTTTAGAATCACCAACACCGGCTAAAAGATTCATCGTTTGACTGGAGAGATTATAAATATAAATCTCAGCGGCCTTAGGCTGCTCGTTAGTCGGCTGGCTCACAACAAAAGTGATTTTAAATTTTGAAAAATCCAAAGCATCTGGAGCATTATTATCAACTTGAATTGTGAGCCGACAATTACGCATTCTTTGTATTGTCATGTGTCACTCCAAAACAGTTTAATCAATGTGCCAAGATCACCGAATGTCTGTTTTTCGTCTTCATTGGTGTTAAGCACATACAATGAACCTTTAATGATGTGTTGATGTTGTACCAGCAAGTTATCACCCATTAATAAAGGCAAGCCGGCAATTAATGGATTTTCAGAAGAATCAAAAATATCTAAATACCAGCATTCGAGTCGGTAGATCAGCTGTAACTTGTATTGAGCCCCACCGAGACGGATATTAAATTTTTGATTTCCATTATTGAGCGGAATCTCATAATTCATAATCAATCACCAAATAGAACGGATTTAAAGAAGTCTGAACCTGAACTTAAAAGAGATTGATTGATGGGTTTTGCTTGAACTGTACCGGCGTTAGACACGCTTGCAGTAGCTTCAGGGCTTGCCTGGTTCTCAATAGCAACAAGTGCCATCTCAGTACTGACGATTAAAATCTTTTTAAATGTAATATCGATCATCAAGACATTTTCGGTCTGAAGATCCGTAGTACACCCAAGAGATTTAATCAGCATATTTGTATAAAGGCGCTTACCTGTTGAAATGATTAACGGTAAAGCTTGATCCTGAAGTTGCAGCAATGTTTGATAAACAATCGTTAAACTTGTATTACCGCCTAAAACCGTATCACCTAAAAAACCATTTAAAGCACCGGCACTCTCTGACCATCCCACCTTCATGGTTACTTCTGGAGGTTCTTTGTATGCATGGTCTGAAATTGGTGCACCAACCTCCGTGGGGTGCTCAGTGATTTTAAGTTCATCTTTATGCTTTTCTTCGATCGTAACATCTGCAAAAAGCCCCATAATTGTCCGTCCGCGGCCAGACAATAACAGTGAGCCTAAAACCTCAGTACCGGGTAGTGCCGAAGCGGATCCCAGGGCACCATTTAATAATGTTCCTATTGCCATGCTTTTCTCCAGACATAAAAAAACCCACCAAAAGGTGGATTCTTGAGGGATAGATTTGAGAGCTTCATTACTTATTGCGAATTTCTGCAATTTTCTCTTGAAGTTCTTTTTGCCTGATTAATAATTCATCCATTTTTTTATCATGACCAAATAATGAAGGCTTTTGACGTTCATGTGTAAGTTGCATTACAACCTGCCTTAACTCAGCATCATATGTGTCTAATTCTGAATACAACTTATTTCTAGCGGCATTATCTTTATCGAGTTTATCAAACTTCGCCTGATAGACGCTTAACATTGATACCCAATGATCAAAGTCAATATCGTTTCCTCTTGTAGCATCTGAAGCTGCCGCCCTCCAAGTGTGAAGGGCAATAGTTGGATCTTTACTAGCCTCTACCCAATGGTCATATCCTTTAAGAATATTTGTATAACAGTCCTTTTGATACGATTCACTATTAAAATACCGCGCCGCATCATCGCATCTTTCAAATGTTAAATTTAATCTTACTCCCCAAACATCAAAATCAAATAAAATTGGTTTATTGTTTAGGGAAAACTTACCATTACTACCAGTTACCTTATGTTTTAAATCATCGATAACATATTTTGTTGCTTGTGAAGCTTTACTTTCTATTTGGGCCGCATAAGAGATACAACTAGTACACATTAGTAAGAGCAACAAAAAATTCTTCAATTTAATATCCACTTTAAAAAACTTTTAATTATTTAATTGTATAAGTTGTCACGTCATCAGGTTGATTTCCCCAACCTGTCCATATTTCACTTAGAACCACCTTCTTTCCATTTAAAGACTTAACCTTATAAATAAAAACTCTCGGGGGACTACTCTCATTTGGCTTATTCTTTTCAACCAACATAAATGTACTTTCATCAAGCCATTTAACTCGGGCTGGAAGATTTACAGAGCATTCTGGATTACCCATCTCACTTGATAAACCAGAATTATTCTTTAAAGAAATACCAGCACAATTTGCACCAGCCATTATGAGATTTTTACCGCTTAATTGGGCTTTATAGTCTGCTGCATTAGCCCCACTAGCAATAAAGATTAATCCTAACAAAAAGAGTTTATTCATAACTACACCATTATTCCTTTCGCATTTCGAGCCATTAATACCATGGAATTTTCTTGCTGACGTTTAACTGCATTTGCTGAATCAATTGGATTTGAAGCACCATTAATCGTCATATCAGTTTGATAGCTTTGATAAATCGTAACATTCGAAGAAGTTAGATTGGAAGCATTTATATCTGACTTATTAGGATTGCCTTTAGGTGGTCCATAATTATTTATCACTGGTTGATTAAATGAGCTTAAATCATTCTGTGAATAATAATTTTTTTGATGGGCTTTGAATGATTTATTTTGTACCATTTCACCCTTAGCAATATAACCGTCTCCATTGGAATCCCAAACTTTATTAAGCTCATAAGCTTTTGACCCCTTCTTGTAACCATATCCAGTTACAGCGGTATATAGATCGGCTACATCTCTCTTTTTAGAAGACTTGAAACCACGGTCTTTAAAGTATTTTTCAACATAAACCATTTGCTCATCAAATGATAATGAAGAGAACTTCTTCCGACTCATTCCATAGTATTTACCCTTAGTACCACCGCTACCTTCCATAAACTGTATTAAACCGGTAGCAGAAGATTTAGGGTTTTTTACACTTGGGCTAAATGTTCCACCTGTTTCAAATGAAATAACTGCTGCTAGATCATTTGGATCTACTCCAATCTCTTTTGCAACCTTTAAAATTGATTTTGCTTTCTCTGAAGTAAACTTTTTACTGGATATGTTTTGGCTATAGCTTTTTGTACTTGAGCTTACAACCCCTTTCACTGCCTCAACTGTAGCTTTAGCGACTCCAGTAGCTGCTGCCACACCTTTTTCAACGGCGCTCTTAACATATTGTGTAGCACTGGCCACTTTGTCTTGTGTAGGTGAGACCTTGGTAGGATCGGTAGGATTTACATAATTTTGTACAGCCTTCTTCGCATTTTGTACGCCTTGCTGAACTTCTGTAGCAACCTCTTTAAGAGCACCAGCAGGATCATGAATAACTTTCTGAACAAATTCGATGGTCTTGTCTTTAACCTTATCGAGAATATCTAAGAAGTCTTTAATCTTGTTGATGATGGTTTCTATCCCATTAGTCCATTTAGACCAATCAAATAGAGACTTGCCGCCTTCTCTCCAAGTTTTGTAATCGTCATAGAGCAAGGCCAGTGCTGCACCCAATGCCAGGATAATTCCTATCGGCGAAGCCAGGAATGCGAGACGGAATAACTTCAGCAATCCAATAAAGGTTTTTAGTGCCGGTATAAACTTCAGAAGTAAGCCTAACGACTTGGCCATAGCACTAAACATTAAAGCCAGCATCGCAAAGCGCAAGCCAATGGCCAAACCTTCTTTGATATGTGGGTTCAATTGTGAAAATGCATGAATGCCCGCCTGAATTAACTGATTAAGCAAACGCAATATTGGGATTAGTGCTTTGCCGGCTTGCATAACGATGACTTGAAAACCTGTTTTAGTCATCATCGTTAAGTCGCGGTACTCAGTCATGAACTCGTTACCTGACTTAGCCAGGTCATCATTCATACCGAGTTCTTTCTGGATCTTCTGGTATTTCTCCATATTCGAGATGAATTTACCATCTCGCATCGCCAACATTGTTTTTTGATCGATACCCAAAGAATTGGCATAAGCATTAGCCTGGTAAGCTGGCATTTTTGCTAAAACACCGCTTAGATCCTTCATCACTTCCACGCGGTCACGCATTTGGCCATTTGCATCACGAGTACTTACGCCAAGGCTTTTGATTTGACCTTCGTAGCCTGGAGAGTTTCGAATCTTTTCGGCTAAAGACTCTAAAGATCCGATCGCTCCATCTGCACTACCACCAAGCTGAGCAATGGCATTCCCATAAGCATTAATGTTTGTGACGCTTGCACCAATGCGCTGCGACGAAAAATATAGCTTATCAAGCTCACTCGCCGTCTGACGTACAGCAACAACCGCACCAGTAGCCAAAGCCATCAAGGCACCATTTAACGCTTTAGCTTTCCACTCAATGCCATCCATGGCACTTTTCATACTAGCTAGACCTGAATTATCAGTATCAAATCCAAGTGAAACCAAAAAGTCACGAACAACACCAT